CCTGCACCATAGCAATATCCTCAGAGTCTGCCATCTGGGTCGCTACGAGCGTCACAAGGCTATCTACAATGCCTTCTGACATCATTGGCAACTTAGCCATGCCGGTAGTAAAGGCATCAATCGCCGCAACACCACCAGCAATGTCTGCAGCCTTGTTTTCGTCAGATAAAACACCAATTTGTGCAAGCCCACCCAGCCCGTACTGTGCAGCACCAACCACGATGTTCTGCACACCCGTTGCTAGCTCGGTGGACAGGTCTCCAATCTGCTTTAACACCCCAACGTCCTCCCCCTTATACATACCGATGTCTTCCCTAGCTCGGAAGATGTCAATGTTCTCTGGTAGCAGTGCGTCATCCTCTGACATCAGCAATGCCTTGCCGTGGTTGCTCAACCCGCCGAATTGGGTGATGATACCCATGTCCTTGAGTTCTACATACTGCTCACCCTTGGTCGTTATATTGCCATTCTCGTCTTCTAGCCCAAGTGCCTTAAAATCCGTCTGGTCGTTAACCGCTGGGAATGCATTATCAAATACTGGCAGGTTTGGATTATACTTAATCTCACCCAGACTAGAAACGTCCGCATCTGGGTTTTCGCTTTTGAGGTAGTCAGTCACCCAGTTCTGAGCTATCCCTGATACTAGTTTGATCTGGTCTGGTGTGCTACCAGATATAAGCGTCTCTTTCTTTACGGGTGCTGGTTCTGGTATTTTCTCCCCACCAAAGCTAAGTTGATAATTTAAAGGTTGTGCCATGTCTGTAAGATTACTTTGCTCTGTAGAACGATTCTGTAAAACTCATTGGTTTCTTTACAACTCCAGAATTAGTTGGAGCATTACCGCTTGCTGCATTAGCGGGAGTTGGATTAACAGTGTCAACGTTAGGTGCTAGTGGGCTAGCGTCTGGTGATTCATTATAAGCATTAAGTGTCTCTCTTGATGTATAGATAGCAGGGTTTGCACCAAGTTCTTTTAATGACCTAACCGTCTTATTGGTTATAGACATTAACTCTTGCTTTGCCGCACTTACTGGCATTTCTAATGACAGTGGCGACACGGACTTAGCAATCGCCTCGGCCTCAGTTGCCGATGGGTTACCCGTACTACCCGCCCCAGCTTTCATCTCGGCCATACCTCCAGATAAGAACGAACCCTTTAGCGATTCAAGTTGCGCCCTAATCTGCGATCCAGTTCCTGATGTGTATTCCTGATACTTCCTCATGGGAAGACTCCTACCAAACGTATCCGCTAGTTGTGGATCGTTAAGGATATTCTGGGTGGACGTTAGTCGCTGGGTGAGTTGTCTAATTTTTAACTCCTTTGCGTCTCTTTCCTGTTTAGCGGCATCAGAACCATCAGCACCTTGTGGCACTTTAGCAAAACCTTCAGCTATTGAAGCGGCCAAACCATATTTGCCCTCTTGTACTGCTTGACCTATTTGACCTTGAACTTTTTCATCAGGAGTTCTTCCTTGACCAAGCAATCCACCAAGTGCTGACTCAAGTCTGCTTTTCCCCTCGTTTTCCAATTTGGCTTGCTCTGATTGTGCCTTGCCAACCTGTTCTGCCATAGCGTTCAACGTCTTTAAGGCAGCATTCACTTGGGCAATGTTACCCTGTGCCGCCCCGCCTTGGATTAGCTTCATCTGCGCCCTTGCGGCATCCTTACCTATGGCTGCCTCAAGTTCGTTTGCGGCACTTAAATACGATGCGTAGTAGTTATTCGGATCAATTGGAAAAGGCATATTTTTAGTCTAATTGAATGTTAACTTTAGGTGGAGCATTACCAACACCACCAACCTGTGCCGCTTGGGATTGCGCCATGTTAAACCTTTGCTGCTGCAAATCCATTTGCTGTAGTTGTGCGCTAGTTGCTAGTAACGATTTGATACTACTAGCGGCCTCATGGCGTTTAACTAGTGACAGGTTGCCATCATTCATTGTCATACGCAAGTCGCTAATACCTGGTGCTATGTCTGGCATCTTACTCTCAATAAGACCAGCAATGGTGTCAGCGGTCTTAATCTCGCCCTCCATTACCTTATTCTCCTTCTTCTTCTCCTTGTACATCTCAGCAAGGTTCTGCCCTAGCCCAGTCATTGCGTTAGCGTTGGTGTTTGCTGCGTTTACAAACCCAGAGTAGTCCTGTCTAAACAGGCTGGGGTCAATTGATGCTCCTAGTAGTGCCATGATATTATACGAATGCCCTCCCGCTTGCGTCTCCTACGATTTTAGCTCGTTGTGGGGAAAACAATCCAGCAAGGGAACCACCAGCAAGTGACGCACCACCCGTGAGTGCAGCACCACCAATTTGTCCAATGGCATTGAATATTCCAGAGTTTTGCTGTGACTGAATATTAGCGTTTGCTTGCTGTACTGCTAGTTGGTTGCTACGTTCGGTTGCACCAAGGTTTAGTGCCTGTCCTGCGTCGAATAGCCCAGGTGTGCCGCGACCAATTTGTTGCAAGCCAACGCCTAAGTTTTGCTGACCTGCTGTATAACTTAGTGGTGTTCCACCTAGCATTTGTAACCCAGGGCTATAGAATTGTTGACCCATTTGGTAAGCATTAAGGTTTGAACCCTGTGCCTCACCGCGAAGGTTGCCCATCGTGCCTTGTTGTGCTTGGAACTGATTGAAGGCACTTTGACCCGCTGACGCTGCCTCTCCTCGACGCGATGCGAGTGCATTCTCACGGTTTAATATCTCTTGGGCTATACCGAGGTTGCCACCGATACGTCCTGCTGCCTGTGCGCCTGCACGAGCTTGTTGATCAGCGTTACGCATTTGCTCTGGGGACAAGTACCCACGTCGAGCGAATGCCTCGTTGCCTAGCGTGTTGGCTTGGTTAACGTACCCTTGGCTTTGACCTTGGTACAACCCAGCAAGACCCTGTGCCTGTAGTGCTTGCTCCTGCGATTGCTGTACCCGTGCTGCTGCCTCTGGCGACATGGCTTGCAGTAGACCCCGTGCCTGACCTGCTTGACCAGTCATCTGACCTAGTTCTGCGGATCGAGCTTCACCAAGTTGCCGTCCAGCCTCTTGCGTAGCACCACGCATCTGCCCGTAGTAACCTTGCTGCCCACCTACGCCCTGCGTGAACGCCGAGATGTCACCTAGATTCAGTCCTTGGAACTGCGGACGGTACTGACCCTCAAACGCCATAGTACTGGGCATTGATTGCTGGTATGCACCGAGCAACTTGTTGATGTCCGCACCGTAATTAGCCTTGGGGGCCTTGACTTTTTTAGTTTTACCCATGATCGTCTTGTTTGAGTTTTTTGTAGAATTTTAGAATGTCGTAAACCCTGACATGGGGAGATTGTTTGAAGTCTCGTTGAAATGATATGTAATCGAAATCGGGGACGAACTTTGCGAGTGCGTTCCGCATATTTCCCGTGCAGATGGTGACAAACAACGTGTTGGAATCATGGTGTTCCCGTGCTTCTTCGGGGTTGTTTGAGTCAGAGTAGTAGCACAACGCGAAAGAATGCTTGTCGCAAATGACCACACCGTGGCAAAGATGCCATGTGATGAGTTCTTGTAAGTCGAGCTTGTTTCTTTCATATAGTTCTATTGTACCTGCTAGGTGTTTGTTCATCAATATTTGATGCAGTATAGCAAAGCGATGTTGCGTGGACGGGTTTCAGTACCACCTGTGTTTGTAGTTCCATATTGTCCAGTTGCAAATTGTCCGTCTAATACTGCTGAGTTTGCACCTCCAGCAATTCCTTTCACATAAATATTGTGGTTGTGGCTTTTAAGATCATCTGCTTGAGTTGTACCAAATGTTCTTCCAGAATCGTATGTTGTACCATCATCTGCCCAAGACCTTATGAATTGTCCTCTTAGATCAGGTAAGTTAAATGTTGAACTACCGTCACCAACACCAAAAGTTGTACCAATAGCAGTAAATAGATTGGCATAAATTCCTGTTCGGCTTATAGCTGCACCATTAGCTTTCAACCACCCAGTTGGGGCTGTTGTCATTGCAAATGGCATAAATGCTCCAGTAGGAACAAGCGAATTATTTGTTTTAGCTTGCGTAACGTTATTGTCTAAAATCTTTACCGTAGTTACCGAATCATTTGCCAATTCATTTGCAGTAATACCACTTGAGTTAACTTTTAATTGCCCAGACGTTGTAACTGCAAGTGTGTTGTTACCAGTTGCAATTGCACTACTTGTAAACGTAGTCTGGTCGATTACGTTATTGAGCTTCGCACTCGTAACAACGTCCGTGGCAGTAAATGTGTATGTAGTGTCTAGTACTCCCATATTATTATTTTTGTGAAATGATTTGTCTGTTGGTTACGGAACCCGCAACCATGATTGAGTGGATCTTTGGACTGCCTTGAGTCCTGTTAAGTATTAACGTGCCAGTAAACCCACGCACACCACCGATACGGCAGCGGATAGTTGCAGTCTCAGCCTCGTTAGTCGTGCTAGGCGTAAGCATACCACCAAGGAACGTAGATGTAGTGCCAATAGCAGCCGCAAAGTCTGGGTCTTCAGCGGCAAACGAGATGCTATACTCGCCAGTCTCGCCAGCAAGGTTTTGCATCTGGATTTGCGTGTCCGTAAAGCGTTTCCGCTCTAGAGAACCAAAATTATAGCCCCTAGATGTCAACGATGCGGCAATCTGCGGCGTTACGATGTCGTTACTTAGGTTAGACACGCTTAACCTGTCTTGGATTGACTCAGCAAACTCCATCTGGTGCAGACCACCGTTGCTTGTGACCGTGTATAGGTTGTTTCGCACCCCGCCAGAAGCTGTGATATAGTCCGTGATGATAAACTGGTTGTTCCCATAGGTATCAATGGACTCCCACCCCTTATTTAGGAAGTTATACACCAATACTGCGTTGTTACCAATGGCATCGTTAGCACCAGCAACGCTATCAAGCGGTACGGCAAGAAAATATCGGTTGTCGAAGTACACCGCCACGGCCTTATCCGCCTTGTCAGGGTTAATCCTGTCGATGTACGGCTGGATATTCTTGGAAAGCGGTTGATCCATGCCCCGTAGGTTGTAATCATTGAGGAATTCAAGACCGTACACACCGTTGTCAGACAGGAAATACATTGCATTGCCTCGCATGACAACAGACTTGCGGGCTAAACATCCAATCTCAGAGGTTAGTTCTTTTACTGTAACATCAAGAAGGCCTCCTTTAGACTCTTGAATTAAATGCAAGCTGTTTCGGTTTAGGACAACAAGCGAATCGTTGTAGAATCCATGCATAGCAACTACAAAATCCGCTGTGCCACCAGTAATACGAAATTGGCTCTCAATCTGGTCAAATGTTGTTGTATCTAGGATGTCAGAAACGGCTATTTCGTCTGCAATCTTGCGGCTAACGTAAGTTGGACTATTGTAAGCCCCAGACTGATCGTAATAGTACGGAACCCAGAGCCTACGTTGGAAGTGAATCCCCCACGGCGCACCTGGCTGATGCATGAATCCACCACCTGCGCTGAACCTTCCTCCAATTTCGATCTGTTGATTGGATGTACCTGTTGCAGTTGTAACATACGCACTCGTTACTGTATATAATCCACCTGCACCAACAAGGTTGTAAAGTAAACGTTTATTAATGTCGTCTATTGTTGCAAATG